TAGAGAAATGGAAGTCGTTGACACTACAACAACTACAGCGTCAGGAACACAAGCTTATGATTTACCAACAGGATTTATCGAAGCAAAGTACGTTATTTACAGATCTAACCCTTATTCTATTCTTCAATACAAAGCGCCTTTTGATTTCTTAAAAAATTATAATACTAGCGTAAGTGCTGGAAAGCCTTCATTTTTCACTATAGTTGGTAGCCAGATATTACTTGGTGTTAAGCCAGACTCCGCCGTTACTCTAGAATTAGGACATTTTAAAAAAGTGACAGCTCTATCAGACTCAAACGCTACTAATGATATTCTTACAAATTACCCGGACATTTATTTATATTCTGCTCTTGCTGAGTCCTCTCCCTTCTTAATGCAAGATGAAAGATTAGATGTGTGGGCAAAGCTTTATAAAGAAGCTTTAAAAACTGCTAACACAAGTTCAGAGAATGGTCGAACTGCTTCACAAACATTACAAATGTCAGCTGATGTGGTGGTCTAATGATAAAATTTGGAGATTTACAAACTGATCTTCCGACTTATAAGAATACGGGAGCATTAAAAGCAGACAATGTTATTCCTCTTGTTGACGGATATAAAAGTTTCCCGGGATTTGTTGAACTTAGTACTGTAGCAACAACCACAAACCCACTAGGTTTATTTACATCTATCGGAGCTACAGGAACAACAAACTATGCTGGTGATGAGTCAAAGCTCTATCAGATGAATAGCAGTGGAGACTTTATAGATAAAAGTAAATCTGGCGGATATAGTAATAGCACGACAGAAGGTTCTAAAGATTATTGGAACTTTGCTAAGTTTGGTAATAACGTTTTAGCGACCAACTTTGCAGATAACATACAAAAGTTTGAAGAGGGAACTGATACTGCATTTTCAGACAGGGTATCTCTCAAAGCAAAATATCTAGCTGTTATAAGAGACTTTGTTGTTACAGGATATACAGAAGAGTCGAGTGTTGAATACCCTCAACGAGTAAAATGGTCAGGTATCAATGACAGCTCTACATGGACACCGAGTCAAGCTACTCAAAGTGGATTTCAAGATATCCCCGGTGAACATGGACGACTTATGGGTATTGTCGGATCAGAGAGTTTTGGAATTCTTTTCTTTGAAAGAGCTATTTTTCGAATGGAGTATATAGGGACTCCGCTGATTTTTTCTTTTAATAAAATAGGAAATATTGGAGCTTTTGCTCCAAGGTCTATTGTTACCTTTGGTAATACAATTTATTTCTTATCACAGGACGGTTTTTATGCACTAAAAGGTGGTGCTGAGCTTAGTCCTATTGGAACAGGGCGTGTAAATAACACATTTTTTGAAGATTTTACAGCTAACCCGGAGACAGTTTATAGTGCGATTGACCCCAACAATAGTATCGTTGTCTGGTCTTATAGAGGATCAGGAGCGACAGGAGCCGTTGGTGTTAACAACAAATTACTAATTTATAATTATACCGTTGATAAGTGGGCAACGGGATCTGGACTAGCCTTACTCTTTATGAATACAGCTTCACAAGAAGCGTTTAATACTTTGGAGTCATTAGATACCCTTGGAACAATAGATGAACTTCCAAGATCACTTGACTCATTCTTTTATAACGAAGGTATTCTAGGACTGAGTGGCTTTTCTGAAAATAAAAAGTTTGGGAAATTCTTAGGTGGATCATTGTCAGCGACAGTGGACACTTCAGAGTTTGAAGGTGTTGAAAATAGACGTAGCACAATTATTAATGCGAGACCTATTGTTGATGCTAACGGAGAGAATACGACTGTAACAGTAACCCCTATAAGCAGAGCTTCACAAATAAACTCTGTAACAGAAGGAACAGCTGTAACGGTTCGAGATAGTGGGGATTGTCCCCTTAGAACAACCAATCGGTATCACCGAATGAGAATCTCTGTTAGTGGAAATTTTTCAACACTAAGTGGAGTTGATGTAGAGGTAAGACAAGAAGGTAGAAGATAATGGCCAATCAGTTTCTTAACGTACCATTAACTAATCCTGATACAAAAGCCCATACTAGACAATGCGCTATAACAATTAACAACGTTATGGACGGTAAAATAAATAGTACGGGAGAAATAACTCTTACTGCTTCAGCAACTACAACAACGTTGTCAGATGCAAGAATAGGATCAAATTCGGTAATACTCTTTATGCCAAGATCAGCAAATGCAAGAACAGCTATGAATAGTTTATTTGTCACTTCAAGAGCAAGTGGTAGTTGTACTATCAATCATAGTAGTTCTTCAAACACTGATCAGAATTTATCTTATGTCATTATCGGATAACGTTTGTACGCAAGTTCCTAAAAAAGATCTCTTCATGATCTGGTCAGTTGTAGCCCCTTTATTAGAAAAGGCTTTAGATGACACTTATAATATCATGGATATCGAAGAAGGGATAAAGAAAGAAAGATTTCAACTGTTTATTAGTTGGAATAACGGAGTCGAGAGTGCCGTTGTAACAGAAATAGCATCTTATCCTAGAGCTAAAGTATTACGTTATGTTTTAGCCGGGGGATCTAATTTAGAAAATTGGTTAGATCAGATACAGCAAGTCATCGAAAAATTTGCAAAGAAAAATAATTGTACCCAAGTCGAAGTCGCTGGACGTAAAGGTTGGGTCAAAAAACTTAAAGGATTTAAGGAGAAAGCAGTTTTACTAAGTAAGGAAATATAATCATGTCAAAAGGTAGTACACCACAAAATATAACAACAACCACTGAAGCAGAACCTTCAGAGTTTATTAGACCATATCTAGACGTTGCTATGGACGATGCACAGTCTTTATATCAATCTGATATGCCAAACTTTTTCCCGGAAGCAACTTACGTTGATTTCTCACCAGAAACAGATACGGCTTTAGATTTAGCAAGAGCAAGAGCGACAAGTGGTAATCCGTTATTGGGATCTGCACAATCTGAAATTAACAAAATTTTATCGGGAGATTATTTGTCTCCAACTTCAAATCCTTACACCCAAGCTTTGTTTGATCAAATGGCGGGAGACGTAACTTCACAAGTACAATCACAGTTCAGTAAAGCTGGTAGATTAGGAAGTTCAGCAAATCAAGAAACCTTATCAAGAAGCTTAGGCCAACTTGCAAATCAAGTTTATGGAGATCAGTTTAATCGTGAAAGAGATAGACAGTTCCAAGCAACTCAATTAGCTCCGGGACTAGCTCAGGCTGATTATGATGATATTCAAGCTCTCGCAAGTGTAGGATCTGAAAGAGAGTCTCTAGATATGGCTAAACTTCAAGACGCCGTAGCAAGATTTGATTTTGAACAACAAAAACCATATTTAAAATTAAACCAATACTTAGGAGCGTTAGGTGCAAACGTACCAACCTCAACCGTTCAAACACAGCCGGTATTTAGAAATCAAGGAGCTGGTTTACTTGGTGGTGCATTATCTGGCGCAAAGTTAGCGGGTATGGTTCCGGGTATTAATCCTATGGTTGGAGCCGTAGGTGGTGGATTATTAGGGGGATTTGCGTAATGGCTAGATCAATATTTGACCAAGATAGTATTGCGAATAAATATTCTTTGTTAGGACAAGGAAGCCCCAATCAACAATTAATTCAAGAACAAAAAATCCAACAAGGTCTTCTTCCTAGAACACAACCAACAACACAAACTAATCAGACGACTAAAAATATGACTCCGGTCGCAACTAGCCGTAACGTAAAAATGGGAGCTAACTCACCAAGTAAAGGTAACAATCTATTACAAGGTGTAACTAATTTTGTAGGAACAGATTTTGGAACAGGTTTTACACAAGGTCTTTTAGGAGCAAGTAAATATTCTCCAGTCCCTGTTACTTTTGGACAAGCCTTATCAGAAGCGATGCAAGCTGGTAATCAATTAGTTACTGATAGATCATTAAAATCAAGCTTTAGACCAATGACCGCTGATGAAAAAGCGATGTTTGGTATTACAGAGGGTAATTGGGCTATCAACACAGTTACAAATGAGCCTGTAAGCTTAGATAAAGGCGGAGATACAAACATAAACTTCCCGGGAGAGGATAAGCTCGCAGATATAGACGCTACAGCATACGGCAAAATTGGTGAAAAACTTGATACGTCTGCAACTAAGGCTCAAACAGAATTAGATAAATTTAAAAAAGTAGAAGCTTTAATGAGGAATATCCCAGAGGGAGACTTTGGAGCGTTTGCTGAACAAAAACTACAAATCAAAAAATTATTAGGTTATGACGTTGCAAACCTTGAAGCCTTAAATGTTGAGTTTGGTGCATTTGTTATGGGTCAGATCCAGAACACCAAAGGTGCTGTTTCTGAAAGAGAAATGGATTACTTTGGAAACATATCTCCAACAATTACAAAAACTAGAGACGGTTTAAATCTCATGATTGATATTATGGAAATATCAAACCAACAAGTAATTGAAAAAAATGATCACTTCAACAAATGGAGTAGAGATTGGAGAAGTAAGAATAAAGGTGGAAGTACCTCTGATTTGATTAATGATTGGAACATAGCTGAAAAAGAGTGGGACGAAAAAAATAGTTCTATCTTAAATGATCGGTTACAGAAAAGAATTGATCAAACAATTATTAATAACTTTGACGGTGAAATAACATCAAATATTTATGATCAAGACTTTATAAACAAATTAAATAAATTTGAAGAGACAGAAGGATTGGCAGTAGGAGAAAGAAAGTTAATAGATATTAGCCCAGAAGGACACCCGGTATATCAATTTTATGATCTAAACGGTGTCGTTAATAGACTTATAGAGGTATCTCCATAATGGTACAATTTAAAAATTACACACCACCCTCAAAGCCAAATGCGTTTGTTGACGCTGGAAAATCTTTAGTTTCGGGTGTTGGCAAAGGTGTTAGTGGTATTATGTCTTTTCCAGAAGAAGCCCCAAACTTACTTTTAAAAGGGGGAACCTTCTTAGGAAAAAAAGTTGGATTATTAGATCAAGGATCAAAAGCTCCACAAATAAATATTCCTATTATCCCTTCTTTTCAACAAGCAGAAGAAATGAGAATGAATACTCCGGGAATGAGATATCAACCACAAACGAGAGCGGGTGAATATGCTAGCACGGTTGGTGAATACATGACTCCGGGGGGATTGTTTGGTAAAGGCCCCCTAGTTGTAGGTGCTATAGCTGGAACTGCAAAAGAGGGAAGTAAAGACATCTTTGGAGCCGGAGAAGGTGTATCTACCGGAGTTGGAGTAGGTGTAGATATAGCTGGCAATCTTTTATTAGCCCTTCGTAACCCAGCTCATTTAGTAAAGTTAAAAGAAACTGTTAAAAACTTAAAAAAAACAGATATTCAAAAAGCTAATGATTTAATTGCAGAAGGAAAAAAGTATGGAATTGATTTATCCTCACCAGAAGCAATATCTCAAGTAACAGGAGATAAAACTACTCTTCAAGTAATGGACGCAGTAGGCCAAACTGATTATGGCTCAAATGTTATAGGACAATTTACTAAAGATAGGTTTTCACAGATAACAGACTCAAACATAAAATGGTTAAATGATAATTTTCCTACAATAGATCCAAAGAATATTGATACAGCTTCAATTACAAATGATTTTGTAAATACGTTAATAAAAGGCCAAGAGGACATATTAAAAAATATTAATCAACAAGCTAGAACGTTGAAAGCGGGTGGCTGGGCTAAGTTTGATCAAGGCACTGAATTATCAGAAAGTACGAACAGTTATATTAAAGGTATTAATGACAAGCTAAAAGGGAAAGAACTATCAGCAAATGAAAGAACTTTTTATCAAGAAGTACTTAGAAATTTTCCAGAGGGTTCAAATACCACAGTAAGCAATACTTATTTACAAACTGCTTATAACGACTTAGTAGATCAAGCAAGCTCTCTAAGAGAATCAGGTAAACCAAAAAAAGCCTTAATCTATGATGCGGAAGCTAAAAATATTTTAAATATTTTAGAGACAAATCAATATTATAAAAATGCGTCTGATTACACAAAAAAGATGCACCAAGAATTAAATCCAGCTTTAAGGGGATTGTCTGTGGAAGGTCAAATAGTAAAAGGCGTAAACCCAACTTTTACTTTATTAAAGAACACTTTGTATTCAGATAATATTGCACCTCTGAATATAATTAGATTAGAAAAAGAAATATCAAAGCTTGACGGTGGAAGTGAGCTTTTCCAAGAGATGATTGGCCTTTTGATGACTAAAAGATTTCAAAAATCAATACCGGCAAAAGAAGTAGAAAGCGTTGGCGGTAAAGTCTTAGAAGCCTTTATGGGAAAAGGAAATGGCAAATTGTCTATTCAATATATAAAAAGTGTTGCAAAGTCTCAAGGCAAAGACCCTGATTTGGCTGTCAAAGGTTTCGAAAAGTATATGAATGTCTTAGAAGCAACTTCAAGATTACCGGCCGGTGGATCAAGAACATCTCAAACTAATGAATTTATGAAATCTTTATCAGATCTTGGGTATGCAGATATTTCAGTTAACGACTTAAACATCATAGATAAAATAATCCCGGGTTTAAGAACTCTAGTAAAAAATGGTCGAGCAAAGGATCTTAGTAAAATGTTTTTCGGTGAAAACGCAATCAACGAAATGATTAAAATTTCAAATGCAAGCAACACTAAAGTTATAAAAAGCATGATTTCAGTATCAAACAACACCGTTAGAGACGTAGCAGAGGCAACACAAGTACAGAATGAAAAAACTAAAAATCAAACAAATTACGAAACACTAAACCTAAAGGATATACAATAATGGCAACAAAAAATTATAGTACAACCTCTAGCAATAATACTTCTGTCAATGGAGTATCAAGTGCTGAAGGCATGGCACCCAGCCAGATTAATAACCTAGCAAGGGAGCTAATTAAAGACTCAAGAGATAGCTGGAATGACAAGGAGTGGTTCATCTTGGGAGATGCAGACGGTAGCACCACATTTTCCTATGCGTCCGCAAGCTCAATAACCGTTGCCTCAGATATTACAAGCTCTCATCATGTTGGCCGTCGTGTAAAAATAGTAGGATCAAACACAGGAACAATTTTTGGAAAAATTGCTACTAGCTCTTTTTCTTCACCAAATACAACTTTAACTTTTACTTTTGACTCTGGAAGTATCTCAAGTTCAGACTCAACAGTTGATGTTTACGTTGGTTCGACTTTTGTTAATCCAGCGACCCCGGTCGTTGATGAAGATAACTTTTCAAGTAATAGTGCAATTTTAGCTCCTTCTCAACAATCAGTAAAAGCTTATGTAGATAACCTTGTTACAGGACAAGATCTAGACTTAACCTCAGACTCCGGGACTATTGCTATAGATTTAGATAGCGAAACTTTAACTGTAGCTGGGGGGACGGGCATAGACACTTCAGCAACTTCTAATACTGTAACCGTCGGTATAGACTCCACTGTAGCAACTT